ATGGATCTGCAAAAAGTAAAAATCACTAGCAAGAAACCGGAAAGTAAACTGCAGATTGATTCAAATATTTCGGTGGTTCTACAGCAACCAACGATGCAAACCTATTTAACTTTGAATAAGTATGAAGTTAAACAGGAAGAAGATGGTGTTTTAGAGTTATTAGCTCTGTGTATTTCCGAAATTCATGCAAATGAAGAGGTTTATTACACAAAAGATCTACCACATACAGAAGTTCTCCAGTTTGTTGAGTCATTAACTGCAAAACAATTCTCAATACTGTTGAATTTTATAAAAAATATTCCAACAATAGAAGTATCGATAGATTATGTGGCATCTGATAAGGTAAAACGGTCAATTATATTGCGAGGATTTACCGATTTTTTAGAATTATTCTTGGTTATGCATCTCTGAGTGTTATTTTGCAGTTAAACTTTCAATTGATATTTGAACATAAGATATCAACAGATCAGATTGAAAGAATGCTGCCGTGGGAACGAAATATCTTTATGGATATGATGAAAAATTATATCGAAAAACAAAATGAAGCTATGAGAAAATAACCCATGAAACCAGAACATACCAAGAACATAAAAAAATTCATCAAGAAGTACAAATCTGTACTAAAACTTCCATTCATGAACAAGTTTTCCGGTGAACCTAGTGCAGAAGCTACAGGCAAGCCAATAGTACAAATTTTACCAAGTCTTGATCGCATTCCAGAAGAAGATAATACAGGTATTGCTAAACTTGCTGCAAAATATGATCCAAATGCTAAAGTTACTGGTGGTTTTGGAAAGTCTCCTGTTGTAACTATATTGAATTCTGGCAATAAGAAAGAAGCAGCTCTAACTGGAGAGGTGAAGGGAGATGGTCCAGAAACTATTGTAAGATCTCTTTCTGGCCAGTCAGATTCTGTAATTCCACACTCATATTTAAAACCAACAGACACTCCTAGAGTTATGTCTAGTAGTAATAAACTTATATCTCTACCAAAAACAGATGTCAAAAAATTAGTAGATCTATCATTAACAAAACAGATTACTAATAAAATTACAAAGACAAAGAACAACGAATATACATTAAACGTACCAGAATATGGCATTGGTAAAAACATATTATCTGGATTGATGAAAGTTGCTTCTAAAGCTACACCAGTAATATCAAAAGCAGCAACAAAATTTGGATCAGCACTCAATAAAAAATTAAGTCCATTAACTGATGCATTGAAATCTGCAAAAAATATGGGAATGTCCTTGCTTGAAGAGGAAAAAAGAAATGAACCTAGCTCTGCTCCTACAGCTGCAGTAGCTGCTGAGCCACAATCTACACCTGTCATGCCTCCAGATCCCCCAACACCACATGTTGCTTCTAAGGAATTTCCTTCTCAGGATGTAGATGGAAATCCAGTCTCTGCAGAACAACACAAAGCAGTATTGGATAATTCTTTACACATAGCTGGAGGAGGAGAAGCTGGAGCACAACGACGAGAGCAAATACGAGCGGCTGATAACACACTGCTTAGCGCACAAGGAAAACCTTTAATAGAACCTAATGCTACAATTACACCAGAACAGATATCAAAAAATAAAGAAATAATAAACACAATTCCGGGAATGGCCCCTGCTCCTGCGGCTGCTTCTTCGGTTGCTTCTTCGGCTTCTACTCCTGCTACTCCTGCGGCCGCTACTCCTGCTGCTCCTGCGGCCGCTACTCCTGCTGCTCCTGCGGCCGCTACTCCTGCTGCTCCTGCGGCTGCTGCGGCCACTCCGGTGGCTGCTGGTGGTTCAATATCAGCAGTGTCAGAAGCACCCAAAGATGCTCCTACAAAAATCGAAGGTGGATATGGTTCTGGAGTAGGACCAGGAACTAGCGCAGATGAACTTAAAGCACAAGCAGAGAGCGCACAAGCAGCTCTTCCAGAACAAGAAGCACCCGGAACTGGCGCTAGTAGAGGAATTGCAGCAATTGGAGAAGCAGTTTCTATGGCTGCACAAGTAGCAGCAACTGTTGCTCTGCCTGGTGTTGGTGGACTAGCGATGGGAGCACTGAAAGGAGTTGCTAGTATGGCAGGTGGCGCTGGTAAAATTGCAGGTGGTTTGGGTAAAGCTGCACAAGCCGTAGGAGCAGTGTCTGGTGGTGGAGGCGGAGGAGGCGGAGGCGGAGGAGGCGGTGGTGATGGAGGCGGTGCTGGAGGAGGTGGAGGAGGAATGGGAGTGCCTGGAGGTGCTATGACTTCTATATTGGGAGCAGTAGGTGTTGCTGCCGTTGGTGGTGGTGCATTAGCTGCAGTTGGAGGAATTGCAGCAGGAGTGGGTGGAGTTGCTGCAGGAATAGGTGCTGCTGTTGGAGGAATTGCGGGTGCTTATGGTACTGTTGCTGGAAAATTAATAGATGCAGTAGCTGGAAGTGGTAAAAAGGATGAAACGCCTGCAGTAAATAACATCGTGAATGATTCTAGATCTACAACAACTATTATGAATTCTGTATCTAATCAATATGACATATACAGAAAAACTGCAGACGATTCATTCATGTTACCAAACCACAGAAGAGAATATGGTTAAATAAAAAGAACCCCACCGAGATGGGGTTCTTTCTTAAGATTAACTAATTATCTCAGTCGCCAGCTAGCTTCTGGAAGTATGAGAGAGAATCCATTTCCTCTCCTGGCTCATCTGTTGGAGATGGTTCTTGCTTCTTAGCCGAAGTCTTACTACGACTCTTAGCAGACTGCCTGTTCTCTTCCCTAGGGTCTTTGCTGTCGAATGGAGTCTCAATCGTCTCATCTTCTGCACGACTTTGATTATCCATAACGCCAGATCGAACATCGTCTCCAAGAATCTCATACAGACGAGTCTTCAGAGTCGCATAGTCCTTGAAGTTCTTTGGAGAAACAAACTCATTGAGAGGATATTGCTTGTTCCAAATTGCTTCCAACTTTGCATCATCTCCACCAAGTAGAGGAGATGCAGGAGAAAATTCTGACTTGTCGTAATTGGTATAGCCAGCCACCTTACGAATCTTCAACTTGAAGTCAGCACCTGCCCAGAAGTTAAACGGATCCATTGCACTCTCATCCTTAAATTCTGGATACATTGCTTCCTTGATCTTATCAAAGATCTTGATACCATACTTGAATAGGAATACCTTTCCTTCGTTCTGTGGATTAGATTCATCCTTGATCACAAGAATGTTAGAGATGTAAGACAACTTACGCTTGCGCTCACGAGCAATGTTCTTGTCTGATTCAATTCCACTATTCCACAATTCATTATTCAACTCGCACACAGGACATTTTGCACCGCTTGTTGTCAAGCAGTTCTCAATGAACCAACCATTCTTTCCCTGAAAAGCATGGGAGTATAGTTTGATGAATGGAAGTTCTTCCTGCTTTGGTGCTGGCAGAAACCGAATTACTGCATACCCGTTTCCGGACTTATCCGGTGTGGCACGCCAGAAGCGATCATCCTTATAATCCTTCTTTCCTTCGATACTCTCAAGAGCCTTCGAGAGATCACTGATGCTTGACTTTGCCTTGTTCTTAAAATCGCTAAATGATGACATTCGTATCCTTTGTGGGATCTACCCACGGTTAAATTTTGACGGGAACTCCCCGCCTCGACATAAGTAATTATAACACATAATACTTAAATTGGTAGTTTATTCTTTATTTTTGGTAGAAGATTAATCTGGCGTGCCTCTTCTTGAAGCTTCTCGATGATTGGTTTTGTTAGAAACTTTGCAGCAACTTCTGGTTCAATCTCCATGTCTTCGGTGACAGCCATCACGGCTTCTAAGTATGTGCCATTCCACTTGCTTATGTGTATCTCCACTTTTTTACAAAACTGTTGTTGCTTTTCTGGATCAAATATCATTTTAGTTCCTATTTCTATGGTTATACATACTTTTACTAATACGGAGAATTTTAATGGCAGACACCGATAAAGACCTGACAATTGATGTTTCAGGAAACACCGCAAGTATAGCAACAGATTACTTATATGTCAATGGTATAAGTTCAGATGCTGCACACGTTCAAATAACCAAGGTGATGTGGGGTGCAAGCGGAGAAGCATTCCGAGTATCGCAGACTACTCCTCTTCCTGTTAATATCTATTCCACCAATCCAACTACTATACTAGGAATATCTGGCTCTGTGTCTGGAACAGTGAATGTGCAGAATAGTGGAACTGGTAGTAGCTTTGTATATGTCAAAGGAAGCACTGGATATCAATTACCAGTCACTGGAAACATTCAAGGAGTAACCAACGGAATTCTTATTGGTGTTACAGGAACTCTGAAAATTTCTCAACCAATCATAGTTGGTGGAGCTGGCTCTGCTGGTAATACGGTTAATGCTATAGCAATCACTGGTGGTAGATACTTCTCGTCTTCCACAGACAGTATCACTGTAACCGGATCTGTTGCTGTTAGTGGTGGTAGATATCTGAATGCAGTAACAGATACCGTATCATGCCTTGGTTCAGATCTTGGTGGTAAAGTTCTCACCAAACTATTTGATTCTGCTGGTTCGACTTTATCCTCTACAGCCAATGCTTTAAATGTCTATATGACTAATGCTGGCTTTACTGCAACTGTGAGTATATCTGCCAATACTGGAGTTTCCAATTATAATAACATTCCTCTTGTTGTTGCAGGAACAACTGCTGGTGGAGCTATTGTTGTGCGAGGTGAAAATGGAAATGCTATTGAAGTTACTGCTACCACTCCACTTGATGTAAATGTAACAAATGATTTATCAATAGATGATACTGCAATAGTCAATGCTCTTACTCTAGAAACTAATCCAATAGTTTCTCGCCTAACAGATATCAAAACAAACACAGCAGTTATATCTTCTCTGAAAACAGATATAACCAATGGAAATCTTAGAGCTAAGATCTCTGAGATTATTAGACCAGGTAAGGTAGCTAGTGCGACTAAGACTATAACTCCATCTGCTGGTCAGTTGGATGCAAACACAACACTCAAAGTTGGAGTTACACTCAAGGCGCATAGTGTGAATACAAGCATTGTATATGTTGGTGGATCTGCGTTACTTACTAACGCAACAGACGGATATCCGCTAGAAGCTGGTGAAAGTATATTCATAGAGTGTGCTAATATTAACACATTGTATGCCAGATCAGTTACTGGATCACAGAAGTTAAGTTACATCGGTTCATAATATGTCTGGATCAAATAATAGAAACACAAAATCACTAGGTACTGGTACAGGTAGCGGTGTAGGCACAGGTGGTGGTAATGATGGTGATTTTCATCTAGTAGGTGATGATGTGTTTTTGGGATTAGTATTTGCTTCTACTGAAAATTTTTATTATAAGAAAAATAGAAATTTAGTAACCATTCCATCGTTTACATTTTACGACAATCAGACTAAAGTAATTATAGATTACAGCAATGTCAAAAACTTTGTAACAGATGATCTTTCATTTATATCATCGTTTTTTGGTTCTATAAATAATGGAATTACATTTGAATATATCAATGCTCAGTATGTTAATGATGCGTCAGATATATCAGCTGATATATCGGGAGTGTATGCATTTGACTCGCTTGAGCTGAATTCTTTAATTAAAGCCAATGTAGTTTCAACTACTGATATATCCACAACTAGAGACTTTTATAATTCTAAATTTTTTATTAATACTCCTCAGTTGACTAGAGTTGGTGATTTGCCAGATGCAATACAGAGTGTTTTTAGAACTAATATAATTAAAAATACTATACCAAATGGATTATATTCATTTGCTAGACTAGGAGCTAGGGTAGGAGATCTTATAGGGTTTGCTTCTAGCGCATCTAATTCTGGTAGGTTTAAAATCTTAGATCTTTTTTTCGACACAGACGGATTCGAATGCATTCGAGTTGATTCTTCATTAACTAATGAAAACGCAATTGGAACTCCTGTCTTGGTTAATTTATATTTTGAAGGACAGCCAAATGGTAACTACGATGGAAGCAATAAAACATATGGAGCTGGTATAATACAGATTGGAAATTTTCCACAAATTTGCATTTCTTGCCAAAGCGAATCTCAATTCATTGAAAGAGCTGCTGTATTAAATGCAAATACTAGTTCATATACACCTCAAACTACCTGTGCGGAATTAGAATCACTATCAACATCAGTTCCCGTAAGCGTTGTGGCTCCGGTTCCAACACCTGACGTAGTAGTTCCTGAAGTTGCAACCACAGACATTCCACTTTCTAGTACAGTTAGACCAAGAACAACTGTTAAAACTATAAGAATAAAACTACTGACTGTTGGTGGAAGGCAAATAATAACAGAAGATACTGAGTCAATTACTAATATTGATATAAAAACAAAGACAACATTAAAAGTGTATTTAACACACCCATCTTTAGTGGGTAGTTCATTTGGTTTTTCATCAACGCAACCAACAAATACAGTAACTCCAATACTAGATAACATCATAAACTCTGGATTGCCGGGAACATCTAATTCTTACATTTCTATACAAGTAGGAAGTCAGGCAAGGGATCTGTATGTGGTATCATTATCCAACCCTAGTTTATATTTCAAAGTTACAGTAACCTTATAAAATAAAAACACCCCTGTTGCCAGAGGTGAGTCAATTCAGATGCGGGATGACCAGTCCCCACTGCTTTAAGCAGCCATTGCTAATTGGTTAGCAATCATGGTTTGCAACTGTTTATTTACGTTTCTTGTTACCCGAAACGGACATCTACTTCTTCACTACTACTTGCCAATCGATACCTTATCGGGCCCCTTAACAACTAATACTTGGGTTGGTTCCCATGAACCGAATGGACCCGAGGGGAGTCGAACCCCTGTGTTGTACAACTCTCGTTCCGAGATCAACAATGTCAATGCAAGAGGAGGGATTCGAACCTTCGTAGAAATGAATCAGCAGATTTACAGTCTGCCCTCGTTGTCCGCTTGAGTACTCTTGCTTATTATATCAAAGCTTAGCGCGTGTTAAATTTAATAGTTTATGAATTTGCAAATCACACTGAGTGTCTCTTTGTTTACCTGGCCAGAAGATATAATCTTTGGCAATGTTCTTCTTCAAACTTACAAGCAATGGCAGAATAACCTTTTCTATTTCTCCCATTCGTGCCTTTAGCAACTCATCGTATTGATTCTTAACAGCAATAGCTCCATCACATGTGGAGTTAATTTCTAGGATCATATCGAGCTTAGCTTTAATCGCTGCAATCTCATCTGAGTCTGCAGGGGGTGGTGCTATAAGCTCGCCTAGTTCACTCTCATTGACTGTACTAAAACCAAAGTCAGTATTTAAAAGAGAAGGGTCGATGTTGTATGAGAAAGGATCTGCCATAGTATTATATATTCGTAAATAGGATGTATAGGATTCGAACCTACTGCCACCTCGTTATAAGCAAGGCTGGGCCTCCGAGACCCCCACATCCCATGTGGTGTATCAATTATACACTGATGTTTGGTAAGTTACAACCAATAAATGTTACTTTTTTTATTGGTTACATGTCCCTTTTCATTTTTTACTAAGTAGTTACTATTCTGTCGATCTTCATCGTTACCTAACCTGTAGTTGATTTGCTCTACTCCTACTGGCAGTAGTTTAGTCTTATCTAACAATTCAATTACTTGCTTAGTAACAGCAACTGCTTCTTCTTCTGAAAGTTGTAGAGGAATATCAATATGAATTCTGAACATAATCTCTCCTTTAAATAGCACGGGTGGGACTTGAACCCACAAGACTTTACAGTCGGCAGATTTTAAGTCTGCTGCGTATGCCAATTCCGCCACCGCGCCATGATTGCCCCCGTGGGCAATGTTTTAAGCCTTCTCGTTCATGCGATCAATGGTACGCTCAAGTGTCGAAATACGGTCACTGTATTCACGGCGAAGTTCTTCTTCACGAGCAAATTCAGTAGAAGCTCGTAGATCCTCCTTGGTGTTTCGCGCATAGCGAAGTAATGTTG